CTATGCTGTAACATCAAGCACTTGTCCCTTGGTCGTCTTTTTTGTTCGGGAAGCTGTTCGGGACTTTGTGCGACGGGCGGCATCGTCGGCGGCCGTCTCGACCATGGCCTGCCGGAGGTCGTCGAGATCTGCGTGCGCGTATTTCTCGGTCACGCTCAACGCCGAGTGGTTGAGCAGCTTCTGCACCAGCTTGAGGTTCCCGGTTGCCCGGAGCGTGCGTGTCGCGCTCGTGTGGCGCAGGTCGTGCAGCCGAAAGTCGGCGATGCCGGCCTTTGCGAACGAGCGCCGCAGGGCGGTGGACAGGCCGTTGTAGGTGATCGGGTAGCGCTGGCCGCGCACGAACTTCCGGCCCGATGTGGCGCACTTCCTGGTCCGGCGACAGAGATAGGTGAACACCGCTGTCTCGTGCTGATCCCGGAGAGGCCAGAGCAGCGCGTAGAGTTCTGGCGTGATCGGGATGATGTGCGGCTTGTCGCCCTTGCCCATGACGCGGATGACCTCCGCCTCGAAATCCACCTGGCGCCATGTGAGGCTGGCGACCTCTCGCCGGCGCACGCCGGTGATCTGCGCGAACAGCCGCGGCGCGCGATAGTCGTCCCGCTCCGCGTCCTCCAGGCGGGCCTCCTCCTCGTAGTGCAACTCGCGCACACGCTCTCGAGGCTCGGGCAGGCGGTGCTCAGTCCAGTTCGGCTCGTCGGGCAGCGCCACCTTCCACACCTTGCGGGCCCGGGTGAGCACCCGGCGCAGCAGCTCGGGTACGGACCGGTTGACCTGGCCGTTCGAAACCCGGCCGAGTGGCGCCAGCGCCTTGCCGGGGCGCTTCTTCCTGGCCGCGTTCACCTTCTCGTCGGCGCGACGGCGCGCCACCAGGCGAGCCACAAGGTCATCGGTGATGTCGGTCAGGAGGGTGTCCGGCCCGATCCATTCGACCAGGCGAGCCATGTTGCGCTCGGTCTCCCGTGCGGTGGCCGTGTGATCGCCGATCTCGGCGCAGTACCGGCCGGCTGCCACGTCGAAGGTCATCGGGCCCTTTGAACTGCTCCGGGTTTTTCGGAGGCTCCAACTTCTGAGAGGATGGAGCCATGACGAAACGAACAGCCCCGTTTTCCCCTGAGGTGCGTGAACGTGCCGTGCGGATGGTGCGCGAGCACGAGGGCGAGCACGGCTCGCAGTGGTCGGCAATCCAGTCGATTGCCGCCAAGATCGGCTGCTCGGGCGAGACGCTGAGGAACTGGGTGCGCCAGTCCGAGCGGGATCAGGGCGTGCGACCCGGGCAGACGACGGACGAGCGCGAGCGGATCAAGGCGCTGGAGCGAGAGAACCGCGAGCTGCGCCAGGCCAACGAGATCCTGCGCAAAGCGTCGGCGTATTTCGCCATGGCGGAGCTCGACCGCCGGTCACGGCCATGATCAGCTTCATCGACGATCACCGGGAGGTCTACGGGGTCGAGCCGATCTGCAGGGTGCTGCCGATCGCCCCGTCGACCTACTACCTGCATGCGGCCCGACGTGCCGATCCCGAGAAGCAGCCGGTTCGTGCGCGCAGCGACGCCGCGTTGATGATCGAGATCCAGCGCGTGTTCGAGGCCAACTTCTGCGTCTACGGCGTGAGGAAGGTCTGGCGGCAACTGGCCCGGGAGGGGATCGTGACCGCGCGATGCACGGTGGCGCGGCTGATGCGCCGATTGGGCTTGGCGGGGGTGGTGCGTGGCAGGACCGTACGCACCACGATCCCCGACCCGGCCGCTGCCTGCGCTCTCGACCGCGTCAACCGCCACTTCAAGGCTCCCCGGCCGAATGCCTTGTGGGTCAGCGACTTCACCTACGTGCCGACGTGGTCGGGCTTCGTCTATGTGGCCTTCGTCATCGATGTGTTCGCCCGGCGCATCGTCGGTTGGCGGGCCTCACGCAGCGCTCACGCGTGCTTCGTCCTGGATGCTCTGGAACAGGCGCTGCACGAGCGTCGCCCTGGTCAGGGCAGCGGGCTGGTGCATCACTCGGACCGCGGCTCGCAATACTTGGCTCTACGCTATACCGAGCGCCTGGCTGGAGCAGGCATCGAGCCGTCGGTCGGCAGCGTCGGCGACAGCTACGACAATGCCTTGGCGGAGACGATCAACGGCCTGTTCAAGGCAGAGGTCATCCACCGACGCGGACCCTGGCGCTCCTTCGAGGCCGTCGAGTACGCCACCCTGGAGTGGGTCGACTGGTACAACCACCGTCGCCTCCTCGCGCCAATCGGCAACGTCCCTCCCGCCGAGGCCGAAGCGCGCTACTATGCTCACGTCGGCGACCAGGCCTCGGCCGCCTGACCCAAGCCAACAAGCCTCCGAAAAACCCGGAGCGGTTCACTTCGACTGCCGCTTGAGCTTGTCGACGTGCGCCTCGGCCTTCTTGACCTCGTCGCGCTCTACGGCCTCGGCCTGCCGCCTCTCTGTCTGGCCTGTCGATCCGTGAAAGCGACGACCTCCCCTCCGGAAGTCGAAGAGGTAGAACGGCGAGTTCTTTGGCTTGTAGACGGACATTCCTCGCGCGTCCTCTTGTCCAAAAACCCCATCACATCATCAAGCGTGAACTCCCGGTGCTGGCGTCGCTCGCCGAACCCCTTGAGGACATAGCGGATGTTGCCCGCCTGGACGTGCTGGCGGAGGGTCTTGCTATCCATATTTAGCAGGTCGCAGACCGCACTTGCCGGCAGAGTGAGGCGCTGACGAAATGCGATCGCGATGGCATCGGGCACGGCGCGCGGCATGCTCAGGCCCCCTCTCCTGTGTCTGTGGTGACCGGGGCGGCGACCTGCTGCGCCCCTGGCACGGCCCACGGCCACGAGGTCTCGCGGCTCTCGCCCGGGCGGGCCGCCACCTGGCCGGCCCCGCCGCAGGTCCGGCACTGGTCCTGCCGCGTCTCGATGTGTCGGTCCTCGTGGCTGGCCCAGCCGGTGCCGGAGCAGGTGGCGGGGACGGTGATGGTGGGCATGTCCGCTCCTACTGGATGAACGAGACGCAGCCGGCGGCGCAGGCAGCGCGCACGTGGCCGTTGACGGGCGAGCGCTCCCAGCAGACGGGGCCCGCGCACTTCGGGCACGGCACCTCGCCGTGGGTGATGGTCTTGTCGGCCGGGATCGCCGCCATCACCGCGAGCACGCAGCCGAAGCTCTCGTGCATGTCGCACTCGCTGGCCTCGTCCTCCTCGGCCGTCGGCGCGTCCTTGCCTTCGCACAGGAAGGCGGGGTCCGGCGCCGTACAGCAAGGGATGCGCAAGGCCCACCCCACCATCCGGCGCGGGCCGACGCGCTCGACAAGATCGACGCCGGCGCCGCATGGCGGCTGCGCGAGGGCGCCTCGCCAGTGCTTGCAGGTGGCGAGACGTTGCGCGCGGGCGGCGGCGCGGATCGCGTCCCGGTCTACGGTCTCGGGCATGGCGCTCACTCCCCGGCGAAGAGAGGAAGGTCATTGGCCTCATCCCACCCGCGCGTGAAGCGGCCTAGGCCATCAAGTGGCGAGTATTTGCGCTTGATTGTCTGAATTTTCGACACATATAAAATAAACATTATGCCGGGAAGGTGCAAACAAATGATTGTCTTCGTGGCATTGTTGAAAAACGTCAGATGACATATCTTCGATCTTCGCCAAAGACCCAGTGCGCCACTGTTTGGATCGAGGGGGAAATTAAATGCATAGCCTGCAAGGTGACGGATCTTAGATTTTCCGGCGCAATCATAATTATCGATCCAAAAGCTTGCCCGCGCGATCATCTGATCCTTAGCGTTCAGAGTGTCAAAGACTACATTTTCTGCAGTATTATGTGGCGCGGGCAACACGAAATCGCTGTAATTTTTATTTCCAAGCAAGTGACAGCTAATTTCGCATCGCGATCGTGCTGAACCGTCCGCAGATGCGCCGCCCGCGAAGCCGTCGATGATGGAGTCGCGTGACATGTTGCGCCTCAGGTAAGCAGGGGTTGCACGATGCCGTCCGCGTTGACGGGATCGCCGGTCACATGGATTGCCGTCTCGTCGCTGGCCAAGCAGGCCAACGAGGTTGTTGGCGACGAGGGAAATGGGCGCGTTCGCGTCCGCATCTCCCGGCTTGCCCCGGCTGCCGCTCCGTCGACGAATTGCTGCTCGTGTGAGGTCAACCTTACCGCATACCGGTATCATCAAAGCAAAGCTTAAGAAATACCTATGTAACCTTGTCAAACGTGCTAGGATGCCTTTTGTACAATGGAGGTTGTCATGACCAGCCATACACAAGTCGACATGCCCGTTTCCCAAAAAAAGACGGTAATTATATTCACCGCTACGGCCGTAGCGTTGGTTTTTTGTGGTTTACTTCTCTATATCAGGCCAGGAGCGAGGGGGACAAACAGCATGATTGAAGGAGGCGTTGGTGAATTTTCTATATATTTTGCCTTGTTCGTTTTCGCAATTTACATCGCGTTTCTCTCCAAAGATCTTATATATTCTAAATATGTTGTTTCGATTGGCGACCAAGGTATTTTTGATCGCCGTATTTCGACAGACTGGATACCATGGAGCGCTATTCGCGCGGTAAGTATTGTAGATCATTCCTCGCGAAAAATATTGCTGTTCAAAACCTTTCATTCCGATGACATTTCCAAAAATATGAGACGCATGAAGATCAATCATGCTGCTGCTGGAAAGGCTGGAGTGCCAAACGAATTCTTGGTTGAAGCTGATGAGCTGAAGGGTGGATTTACCGCACTGCACAATGCAGTGACCCATTTCCACCAAATCCCGCAGGACGGGCGCTCTCACTGAAGCAGGCATTCGGAGGCCTGCGAAGCTGTCGATGATGAGGTCGCGCGGCATCAGGAGCGTTCCTGGCTGAAGAGGGGGCCGGGGGCGGCCAGCGCGTAGGTGTCGACGCCTGTCGATCGCAGCACGCCGTCGGCGACGAGGCGCTTCACGCGCGAGAGCGAAAGGCTGCGCATGTGGTGGAGCGGATGGCTCGGGTCTGGCATCTGCACGTAGCAGTCCCGTAGGCGGGCCGGTCGGAACAGGCGGCCACCCTCGTGCAGGGAACGCTCAATGTCGTGCCACGCCCGGTCGTCCTGGCGCTTCGTGATGGAGGCGGTGCGCTCGCCAGTCTCGGGAGATGCCATCACGCCCGCCCTCCCCCCGCCGTCTCCGGCAGGCTGTCGATGTTGGCGGGGGTGGTGCGGGCGGCTTCCTCACGCACGAGCTTGAGCCCGAGTTTCGTGTGCACGACGCGCGACGGTGCGCCCGCCTTGCCTTGAACGAGGTGCCGGGCGACGAGGCCCTTGAGGATGCTGTGCGGGATGCCGCTGGGCGAGAGGCCGCCGCCGTTGGTCGCGACGACTTGGCGGAGGACCGCCATCATCGCCTCGGTCGGCGAGCGCTCGACGGGCGTCTCGGGATGGTGGTGGTCACCCACGGCGCGAGCCCTCCGCACCAACCCGCCCCGACGCCCTCGCCTGGGCGCGGCTCATCCCGCCCATGTCGCGAGCAGACTTGGCCTGGGTCATCGGCGGGGCTCCGGAATGTAGAGGGATCGGCGGGGAGGAAGCTGCTTGCTCAGCGGCGCCGTGGCGCGATGCGCAGGCGAGGCGCCCGGGAGCGGCTTGCCGGGTGGCACTGGCTGTTTCGGTTGATGCACGCCGATGAACCGGTCTTCGCGGCGGTTCAGCGCCTCGCCAATCGACCATTCCTGGCGCGTCCCGGCATCGTTCGCCAGCCGCACCTCGCCGGTGACGAGGATCACGGCCTCGTCACGCTCGGCGCGCAGGATCTGGGGCGGCGCGAAGGCGATCTGCGCCTGCGCGGCGATCCGCTCGAGGGTCTTGTGGTAGATGACCGCGGTGCCCTGCACGCGCCAGACGTTGCCGGCCAGCGGCTCGCCGTAGGTCGCCAGGATGTCGGCGATCTGCTTGTCGCTCTCGACGCTCATCAGATGGCCTTCCGATCTTCGCGCAGGGTGACACCGGGCAGGTCCCGGAAGCCGGCGGCGGTGCGGCGCTCGGCCATAGTGGTGAGGTGGCCGATCAGCTCGTCGTGGGCGTTCTCCCAGGCCCAGCGGGCGAAGGCGCGCGGGTCGGTCAGCTCGGCGCGGTAGGTGGTGCGGAGCGTGGTCGCGCGGGCGCCGCCCCGGGCGGCAGCACGATCCTGCTCGGCCCGGTGCGCGGCCCTCGACGTCGACCAGCAGCAGATCACCCTGTCGGCCCGCCCGACGGATCTGATCGGCGGCGTGCCCGCCCTGGTGGCGATCCGCAACGGCGTCCTCGACGGCGCCACGGTCCGGCGGGAGCGTGCCTTCCTGACCGACTGGACCCTGCCGCCGGTCGGCGCGGTGCTGCTGTTCCAGGGCCGCGTCTCGACGGTGGACGCGGTCGGGCGCACTGCCGCCCGGATCACGGTCGCCTCGGACCTCGTGCTGCTCGACGTCGACATGCCGCGCAACGTCTGGCAGCCGACCTGCAACCACGTGCTGTTCGACTCCGGCTGCGGCCTGCCCAAGGAGGCGTTCGGGGCCGCGGGCGCCGCGGGTGCCGGCGCCACCCCGACCCGGATCCCGTGGGCGGGCGCCTCGCCGGCCTATGCGCAGGGCACGCTCACGGTCACGGGCGGGGCGAATGCGGGCGCGACCGCCACCATCAAGGCGGCGGACACCACGGGCCTGACCCTGGCCTATCCGCTCCCGACCGCGCCGGCGCCAGGCGACACCTTCGTGGCCTACCAGGGCTGCGACCACACGCTCGCGACCTGCCGGGCAAAGTTCGCCAACGCGGGCCGGTTCCGGGGATTCCCGTTCGTGCCCACTCCCGAGACGGCGCTCGGATGATCGCAAACCTCAGCGAGGTTCAGGCGCGCGCCCGCGTCGTCGCGGAGGCGCGGCGCTGGATCGGCACGCCCTACCATCCGGGCGCCGACGTCCATGGCGTCGGCGTCGATTGCGGCATGCTGCTGGTGCGGGTCTTCGTCGATACCGGCCTGGTCCCGCCCTTCGACCCGCGGCCCTACCCGCAGGACTGGCACCTCCACCGCGACGACGAGCGCTACCTCGGCTTCCTGCTCGGGCGCACCCGCGAGGTCGCGGCGCCTCGGCCCGGCGACATCGTGATGGTCCGCCAGGGCCGGACCTACTCCCACGGCGGCATCGTCACCGCGCCCGACCCGCTCGTCCTCGTGCACGCCTTCTCGCCCGCGCAGGCGGTGATCGAGGAACCCGTGAGCCGCAACGGGCTGCTGGCACAGCCGCATCGCGCGCCCCGCTTCTTCAGCCTCTGGCGCGCGCCGTGAGCCTGTTCGGAGCCAAGAAGAAACGGGCGGTCACGCCCGACTATACCGGCCTCCAGACGCAGACCGCCTCGAGCGCGCTGCCGGTGGCGATCGTCTACGGCACCAACCGCGCCGCCCCGAACCTGATCTGGCACGACGGCTTCCAGACCCACGCCCAGCGCAGCAAGGCGGCCGGCGGCAAGGGCGGCGGCCAGAAGGCCACCGTCACCGGCACCACCTACTCGACCTGGCTGATGCTCGGCGTCGGCGAGGGGCCGATCCAGGGCATCGGCACGATCTGGAACGGGCAGGCCAGCGCCGCCTATCCGGCCTACGGCCTGAGCCTGATCCCCGGCACGACGCCGCAGGATCCCTGGGCGCCGGCCGCGGTCCGGTATCCCGACGCCGCCCTGGCCTATCCGGGCACCGCCTATGCGGCGTCACCCGCTTTCGACCTCGGCTCATCGGCCGGGATCCCGCAGCTCGCCTTCGAGGTGCGGGGGCGGCTCGTCGGCAGCCCGTCGAGCGCCGACGACGCCGATCCGGCCGCCATGCTGGTCGATTTCCTCACCAACGCGCAGTACGGCACCGGCTTTCCGGCCGCCTCCCTCGATGCGCGCACGATCCTGGGCAGCCCGGGCGACGGGTCCTACCAGACCTACTGTGCGGCTCTGGGCCTGAGCTTGAGTCCGGTCCTCGCCGATCAGGAGACGGCCAGCAGCATCCTGACCCGCTGGCTCCTCCTCACCAACGCCGCCCCGGTCTGGTCGGGCGGCCTGCTCAAGATCGTCCCCTACGGCGACCTGCCGGTCACCGGGACCACGCTCGCCGGCGGCACGGTCACCTTCCAGCCGAACGTGGCGCCGGTCTACGATCTCACCGACGACGATGTCCTGCACGCCGAGGACGAGGATCCGGTCCGCCTCACCCGCAGCGACCCGCACGGCATCCCCAACCTCCAGCGGATCGAGTGCTCCGACCGCGGCCACGCCTACGCGGCCACCACCGTCGAGGCCCACGACCAGGCGGCGATCGAGCGCTTCGGCCTCAAGGCGGGCGCGAGCGTCACGGCCCGGGAGATCTGCGCGCTGCCGGTCGCGGGCCTCGTGGCGCAGCTCCTGCTCCAGCGCGCGCTCTACATCCGCAACACCTACACGTTCCGGCTGTCCTGGGAGTATTGCCTCCTCGAGCTGAACCGCTCCGGGTTTTTCGGAGGCTTGTTGGCTTGGGTCAGGCGGCCGAGGCCTGGTCGCCGACGTGAGCATAGTAGCGCGCTTCGGCCTCGGCGGGAGGGACGTTGCCGATTGGCGCGAGGAGGCGACGGTGGTTGTACCAGTCGACCCACTCCAGGGTGGCGTACTCGACGGCCTCGAAGGAGCGCCAGGGTCCGCGTCGGTGGATGACCTCTGCCTTGAACAGGCCGTTGATCGTCTCCGCCAAGGCATTGTCGTAGCTGTCGCCGACGCTGCCGACCGACGGCTCGATGCCTGCTCCAGCCAGGCGCTCGGTATAGCGTAGAGCCAAGTATTGCGAGCCGCGGTCCGAGTGATGCACCAGCCCGCTGCCCTGACCAGGGCGACGCTCGTGCAGCGCCTGTTCCAGAGCATCCAGGACGAAGCACGCGTGAGCGCTGCGTGAGGCCCGCCAACCGACGATGCGCCGGGCGAACACATCGATGACGAAGGCCACATAGACGAAGCCCGACCACGTCGGCACGTAGGTGAAGTCGCTGACCCACAAGGCATTCGGCCGGGGAGCCTTGAAGTGGCGGTTGACGCGGTCGAGAGCGCAGGCAGCGGCCGGGTCGGGGATCGTGGTGCGTACGGTCCTGCCACGCACCACCCCCGCCAAGCCCAATCGGCGCATCAGCCGCGCCACCGTGCATCGCGCGGTCACGATCCCCTCCCGGGCCAGTTGCCGCCAGACCTTCCTCACGCCGTAGACGCAGAAGTTGGCCTCGAACACGCGCTGGATCTCGATCATCAACGCGGCGTCGCTGCGCGCACGAACCGGCTGCTTCTCGGGATCGGCACGTCGGGCCGCATGCAGGTAGTAGGTCGACGGGGCGATCGGCAGCACCCTGCAGATCGGCTCGACCCCGTAGACCTCCCGGTGATCGTCGATGAAGCTGATCATGGCCGTGACCGGCGGTCGAGCTCCGCCATGGCGAAATACGCCGACGCTTTGCGCAGGATCTCGTTGGCCTGGCGCAGCTCGCGGTTCTCTCGCTCCAGCGCCTTGATCCGCTCGCGCTCGTCCGTCGTCTGCCCGGGTCGCACGCCCTGATCCCGCTCGGACTGGCGCACCCAGTTCCTCAGCGTCTCGCCCGAGCAGCCGATCTTGGCGGCAATCGACTGGATTGCCGACCACTGCGAGCCGTGCTCGCCCTCGTGCTCGCGCACCATCCGCACGGCACGTTCACGCACCTCAGGGGAAAACGGGGCTGTTCGTTTCGTCATGGCTCCATCCTCTCAGAAGTTGGAGCCTCCGAAAAACCCGGAGCGGTTCAAGCCGATGGACGTCGTCACCCTGACCGATCCGGGGCTGGGGCTGGCCCGGACGCCGGTGCGCATCCGCGAGATCGAGGAGGACGAGGCGGGCCTGCTGACGGTCGTGGCGGAGGAGTTCCCCGGCGGCGTCGCGACCGCGCCCCTGTATCCGGTCGCCGGGTCCGCCGGCCGCAGCATCAACCGGGACGTCGCCGCCGCAGCGGTCAACCCGCCGGTGATCGTCGAGCCGCCGCCGGACCTCACCGGCGGCCGGGCCGAGGTGTGGATCGCTGCCTCGGGCGGAAGCGGCGGGGTCGCCGATCCGAACTGGGGCGGGGCCAACGTCTGGATCTCGCGCGATGGCGTGAGCTACGCCGAGATCGGCACCATCACGGCGCCGGCCCGGCACGGCGTCCTGACCGCGCCCCTGCCGGCGCCGGCCGGCCCGAACCCCGACACTGCCAGCACGCTCGCGGTGGACCTCTCCCGATCCGGGGGCGCGCTGGCCGGGGCGAGCCTTGCCGACGCGCAGAACGCGGTCACGCTCGCGCTGGTGGACCACGAGCTCGTCGCCTACGCCGGCGCGACGCTCACCGGCCCGAACGCCTACGCCCTCACCACCCTGATGCGGGGGCTCCACGGCTCGGCGCCGACGGCACATCCGGCCGGAGCTGCCTTCGCACGCCTCGACGACGCGGTGTTCCGCTATGCCCTGCCGGATGCCTGGATCGGGGTGCCGGTCACCGTGAAGCTCCAGAGCTTCAATGTATTCGGCGGCGGCCTACAGGACCTCGCGACCTGCACAGCCTACCCCTACACGCCGACAGGGTCCGGCAGGATCGGTCCCGTCGCGGCCACGCTGGCGGCCGGAAACCCGGTCGATCTCGGCCTCGCCTCGCAGGTCGCAGCACAAGCCGACGATTTCGGCCTCGCCTCCGATCCCTATCCGACCGTCATCGATCTCGGGCTCGCCTCCTCATGAGCATCCGTCTGCAGTTCCTGCGCGAGGCGTGGGCGTTCCTGCGCACTTTCACCGGCCGCCCCGGCGAGGTCGCGGTCGACACGACCAACAACCGCCTCGTCGTGCATGACGGCACCACCCCGGGCGGCTTCCCGACCGTGACCGCGGCGGACCTCAAGACGCTCCAGACCGTGACCCTCCTCGGCCTCGGCACCACCGCCGACGCGCAGAACCCGTTCGCCGCCAAGCTCAACACGGCGCTCTGGACCGCCCTGACGGCGGGCGAAGGCGGGACCGGGGACCTCCGGTACACCCTCAACAAGGAGGCCTCCGGCAACACCCTGTCGCTGCTGCTCCAGTCCGGCTATTCCGGCCGGGCGGAGCTGGGCCTGACCGGCGACGACGACCTGCGGGTGAAGGTCTCGCCCGACGGCAGCACCTGGCGCGAGGCCCTGCGGATCGACCGCGCCACCGGCGGCCTCGACCTCACGGCGGCGGAGGTTTCGGCCCCGGTCGCCGCCACGGTCGACCTCGGGGCGCTGCCCGCCCTCAAGGTGGCGCTCACCGGCACCGGCACCGTCACCAGCTTCGGCACCAGCCCGAACCGGGTGCGGCTCCTGCGCTTCACCGGCGCCGCGACGCTCACCCACAACCCCGCCAGCCTGATCCTGCCGGGGGGCGCGACCCTCGTCACCGCCGCCGGAGACACCGCGCTCGCGACCTCCGACGCCGCCGGCACCTGGACGGTGCGGGACTACGTCCGCGTCTCCGGCAAGCCGGTGACCGGCCCGGCCGCCGCCGACATCACCGACGCCAGCGCGACCGGCCGCAGCGTCCTCACCGGTACGGCGGCGCAGGGCGCGACCGCCTTGGGGCTCGGGACGGGCAACAGCCCGACCCTGGCCGGCGTGATCCTGTCCTCGTCCTCCAGCGCCGACACGGTCCAGATAGCCCGGCTGCTGAGCCCGGCGGCGGCATCGGGCACCTCGTACACGACACTCCGCATCGAGAAGGGCCCGAACTACGGCGGCGAGATCGCCGGCTACCTGACGCAAGGCATCGGCGGCGGCATGAGGCTGTCCGTTCTCAACGGCGCCGGAAACACGGTCGAGGCGCTGCGGTTGGACGGCACGGGAGCGGCGACGTTCGGCGGCGTACTGAACGGAGGGTACGCGACCTTCTCCGGCGTGGCGATCGCAGGTTCTGCCGGCACACAGCGCCGTCTCGTCTGGTCGTCGGGGACAAGCCTGCGCTGGGCGCTTCTCGCGACGGACAACGCCGAGACGGGCAGCAACGCCGGATCGGATCTGTTCTTAGCCCGGTACGCGGATAGCAGCGCTTACCTCGACAGCCCGTTCGTCGTCAGCCGGGCGACCGGTAAAACGTCGCTGTTGTCATTGGCGGTCTCCGGCCCTGTGGCCGTGAGCGGGCCGCTGTCCCTCGGCTTCTACACGGTGGCCACCCTGCCGACCGGCACCTCAGGCACGGTGCTGTACGTTTCCAACGGTCGCAAGGTCGGCGAGGGCGCGGGCGCCGGCACCGGCGTGGTCGCCTACTACTCCAACGGCAACTGGCGGCGGCTGTCGGATGACAGCGCGATCGCGGCGTGAGGGCGTGATGAGTGATCCCTACCTGTACGAGTTCCTGTATCGCGGCCGGCCGGCGGGATCGACCGAGGCGCCGGCCTGGCACGTGGTGCTGGGTCAGCACGTGACGCCGCCGGGTGCGGTTGAGGCGCAGTTCGTGTCGAGCGGGGCGCTCACGCCGGCGCAGGCCGAAGCGGCGGGGTTCCCGCTCTCGGCGGTGCTGGCGGGGATCGACGCGGCGGCGCTCGCAGGGCGCGATGCGGCTTTGGCCGAGGCGGCGGCGGCGCGGCAGGAGCGCGATGCCCTGGCGGCGCAACTCGCGGCGCTGCAAGCCGCGCCGGCTGCGGGCCTACCTGCCGTGTCGGACCGGCAGTTCTTCCAGGCCCTGGCGCAGGCCGGGGCGATCACGCCCGACGAGGCGCTGGCGGCGGTGATGACCGGCACACTGCCGACGCGGATCGAGGCGGCGGTGGCGAACCTGCCGGAGGCGGAGCGCTTCGCCGCCCGGATGCTGGTGTCCGGCGCGACGACGTTCGAGCGCGGGCACCCGATGGTGGCGCGGCTCGGCGCCGCGCTCGGCTACGACGCGGCGGCGCTGGACGCGCTGTGGCGCCAAGCGGCCGCCCTGTGACGGCCGCCCTCTGCAGACAAAGGCCGACTTCGGCCTGATCCGCGCCCGGGCCATCCGGCCGGCGCCGCCGCACCACCCTGCACAATCCGGAGAGACCCATGGCCGCGACGACGTTCGAGCGGGCGCTTTCGCTCGTCCTGATTCATGAAGGCGGATGGTCGGACGACCCGGCCGACCCGGGCGGGGCCACCAACCTCGGGGTGACGATCGGCACGTTGAGCCTGTGGCTCGGCCGGCCGGCGACGCGGGCGGAGGTGCGGGCGCTGACGCCGGCGAGCGTGGCGCCGCTCTACCGTCGCCGGTTCTGGGACGCGATCCAGGGCGATGCGCTGCCGGCGGGGCTCGACTACGCGCTGTTCGACTTCGCGGTGAACAGCGGGCCGAAGCGGGCCGTGATCGGGCTGCAGCGGGCGCTCGGGCTCGCCGATGACGGGCGGCTCGGCCCGGTGACGCTGGCAGCGCTTCAGGGCCGGGACGGGCCGGGGCTGATCGACGCCGTGTGCGACGGGCGGCTGACGTTCCTGCGGGCGCTCTCGACCTGGCCGCGCTTCGGCCGCGGCTGGGGCCGGCGGGTCGAGGAGGTGCGCGCCGCGGCCCTCGGCTTCCAGGCCGCCCCGAACGGAGCCGCCGCGCCGTTCGTGTGCCCCACCTGCGGCAAGCGTGTCGCGGCCTGACCCCCTTTCATACCCCCGTCGTACCAGCTTTCAGAGGAAGATCGCCATGAACCAGGAACAGCTCACCACGCTGCTGCGCACCCTGCTGCAGTTCGGCGGCGGGATCGCCGTCGGGCGCGGCTGGATCGATGCCGACACCGCCACCGCGCTGAGCGGCGCGCTGGTGACGCTCCTCGTCACCGGCTGGGGCCTCTACGTGCGACGCAATGCCGGCCTCGTCGCCGCCGCGGCCGCGGTACCGGCCGTGAGGACGATCCTGGCCGACCCGGCGACCGCGAACGCGATCCCGAGCGCCAAGGTCCAGCCGGCGGAGTAGCCCGGTGCCTCCTCCCGACGACGCCGAGGGCGTCATCATCCTGCCGCGCCGAACCTCGTTCTGGGCCATGGCGACCCTGGTGGTAGGGCTTGCCGGGCAACTCCTCTGGATTGGCTCCTACGCAGCCCGGATCGACGCCCGGCTCGAGGAGCTGGCCGCCTCCGATCAGCGCCAGGCCAAGCGCGACGACGAGCGCTACGGCCTGGTCATCGGCCGCCTCGAAAGCCTGGAGCGCGATCGCGACCGATTGGTGCGCCTGGAGGAGCAGGTGCGGATCGCGACTGACCTCCTACGCGAGATCCGGCAGGAGATCCGTCCGCCGCCCCGGCGCTAGGGTTAAATCTTGATCGGCTTGACCTTATGAGGGGTTGCTTCCGACCCCACTCGCATATTCCAGCGGCGCTCGCGCAATCCATGCTGCTGACCCCCTTTCAGACTCTCAATCGTCCCAGCCCAGGAGTCCGCTCAGTGGGAGGAAGCGGACCTGGAAACGGCGGCCACGACATCAGCAGGTGCGGGCGCAATAGTGAGCGCCCCTCGCGAAGCCGACCAGTTCGGGCCCGATGTTCGCTGGCCACCATCTAGAGCGTCGCCCGATCAGTCTGAAACGTAGCAGTCATTCTGGTATCCGGGTGCATTGATGTAGTTGCGGCACTCCTGCGGCGCGAAGGCGGCGAAGGCTTGCTGGATCGCGTCCTGCAGCGCTTTTACCGTGCGCGCGGCCTCGGTGCGCAGCAACGTCTTGAGCTTGGCGAAGGCCTGCTCGATCGGATTGAACTCCGGGCTGTAGGGCGGCAGGTACACCACCCGCGCGCCGGCCGCCGCGATGGCCTCGCGCACGCCCGCCACCTTGTGGGCCTGGAGGTTGTCGAGGATCACCGTGTCGCCTGGCCGGAGCGCCGGGACCAGAGTGTCGGTGACGTAGTCCAGGAAGCGCCGGCCGTTGGTGGCCCCCTCGAAGATCGCCGTTGCCGTCAGGCCGCTCGTGCGCAGAGCCGCCGTGATAGTGGTGGTCTTGTAGTGCCCGCACGGCATCGGCAGGCGACAGCGCTGGCCGCGCGGGGCCCAGCCATAGCGGCGCGCCATCCGGGTTGAGGCCGCCGTCTCGTCGATGAACACCAGACGGTCCGGATCGAGATCGAGTTGGCCCTCGAACCACGCCTGGCGGGCCTCCGCTACGTCCGGACGGTCCTGCTCGGCGGCGTGGAGCGCCCCTTTTTACGGGTGATGCGATGGCGGGCCAGGAAGCGCGACAGGCTGCTGGTGCTGGAGGTGACGCCCTGCTCGGCCAAGGCGTCGCGCAGTTCCGACAGCACGATGTTGCCGCGCTTCTCGCACAGCCTCAGGATCCGCGAGGCGTGAGCCTCGATGACGTGCGAGCGCTGGTCGCCGCCCATCGGCTTGGGCCGGACGTGGCCGTCCCGGAGATGACGGGCATGCCAGCGACTGACGCTGGCGGCGCTGACACCGAACCGCTCGCCAGCTTGGCGGCAGGACGCACCCGCTATGACAGCGGACACCACACGCTCACGCAGATCGACGGACAAGGGTGAGGTCATCGCTGGCTCCTTCACCCAGCCAACGCCCTAACCAACTTGGCCGTTGCAGGCCGATCGCACAGCGCTCTAGCCGGACTCGCCAAGGCCAAGGCCACCCTCGGCCGCACCAAGATCGATGAGAACCTCAGGCCTGGACGCTCGGCAGGCCGGCGCCACGGGCTAATGCCGTCCGTCGGGGCCATCTGCTCAATCAATTCATACAAACGACGCTGCCATCTAATACTATTGGATGAAAAATCGCGCCTTAAATTTTGCAATATTCAAATCTGAATTGATTTACATTTATTATAGGTATGGCGTCGTCTGTTCTAGGATGGGCGGCGCTCGCATCTGTTAACAGATGGAGCTGCTGGAATGTGCGTGCCCCACATCCAGAAAAATCATGCGCGGCCGATACCCTCTTACGCGGTACATCGAACCCGCGTTGACACTCTCCTATGTAAAATCATGCTGCTCGCGCTCTTCATGATGGCGAGTACAAATCTTAGTTTAGCTCTATCAGATGAGCGCCATCAAATTTCGGATAACATTTACGACCGGGGGCTGGGCGCTCGGTCCGCGACGGGCGGCGTGGCCATACGCCACTCGCCGACCGCCACGTCTTCATCGCCGCCTTCTCTCGCGATAGCGCAACGGCTCGATCGTGCACCCGCGGCAAGCTCCGCCCAGCCGGCCTCGCTCCCCGCCAGCACGAGCCAACCAGTCTACGAATGGCCCGGCGGAACCCATTGGTTTGGTGAGGACGAGTCGGTGTTCCGCCGAGAGATCATCCGGCGCATCGTCGCTGCGCAGCCTTCGGTGCTCGATGACCGCCGGATCATGGCGATGTGGCTCAACTCCTTCGCACGCGAGACGAGAGCCGCCTGGACCGGTCCGCAAATGGTAGCGCTTGATAGGCGCTACGCGAACGGCACCGAATTTGACCGCGATGCGGTCATGGATGAGCTAAAGCAGTTCCTCACGGCCCAGGCTACGGTGGCCCCGCTCACGATCGCTCGCGTCCGCCTGGTCCCCCTTCCTCCCTACGACAGGGCCCGCGGCGGCTTCCTGCTCCAGGGAGCTACGGGCCTGAGCGACACCGGCAACGAGTATATCGGGTCTGGTCCGCCCATCGTCGCGAAGCTCGATGAGATGCCGGATGCATCTCTGCTCAAGATGGACGTCGAGACGGCACAAACGCTGACGCGCGATCTCGGCAACATGCGCTACGTGCAGGTCGTTACGCGCATCGCGCTGCGAGACTTCCAATCGAGGGCAGATTCGGGGTCGAGCGGGCCAACGGCAGCAGCCAAGGTCATGGACGTTTCCGTCCACCTCCCGCCGCGAATCAAAGGCCAGCGGTTCGGTGTGCGGATCGGCCAGATTGCGGTCGGTGGTGCCCTTGAGCCGCCGCCGTTGCCGCGGGTCGGCGGGGGCACTCCAGCGATCGACACGTGGAAGGCCTTCGGGGTGCCCACAGCAGGGGACCGCCTGTTCGTGGCGTGGCGCAGCGATTACAGATCGGACAGCGTCGATCCTTTCCTCAAGCCCCTGCAACTGCAAGCACTCGCGGCGGAGCCGAGGCTCGCCGGCACCCTGCCGGCCGTGCACGAACTCGCGCGTCGCTATCTCAGCCCGCGCGAGATTGCGGGCCTCTTCGGTGGACGGCCTGACAACGCTCTGCTGCGCGAGGTGAGCGGGAACCCGTTCCGGCGCAAGGACATCATCGAGCGTTTCGGTCGCGAGCACCTGCCCCGCCTCATCGCGGCCGCACCCAGGATGCCCGTCAAGGTGCGGATGGCGGTGCCGGTCCGGATCGTCGATTACGATTTCCAGACGTCCGCGCTCCAGGTCGGGATGCAACTCGACGGCGGCGGATCCGCGCCAGGAGGCATGTACCTCCCGCGGCTTTTTCCTGATTGGCAGACGACGTCGGATATCGTCAAGCTGCCCACACGCATTCCACTCGAGCAGGAGCGGGCACGTGCCCTGATCGCACGCTGGCGCCAGCTTGGCACTCCGACGGGCGACGGCATCGCCCGCATCTACGCCGCTCTCGACCTCGAACTGACCGGCGGCCGACCGGCGGCTCCCGAGCGGGATGTCGGCACGCTCAGCGAGACCAGTCCTTATTCCGCGCAACTGATCCGGGGGCCGCTGAGCGCCCGGTTCGAGGCCCTGACCTTCTTCGAGGATGCCGCCATGACCCGACGTATTGACGGACTCTCCGGGGCGGTCGAGCGATACCGGGCACCGGTCAAGGAAGTCGACCCTCTCGGCTCGGGTGATGCGATGACCGCCACCCCGCTCAACAGCTGGGGGCTGATCGGAGTCGCGGCGCGCGCCGGCGCCGGAGCGGATTTCGCGCAAGCCGCGGTCCTCTCCTCGCACGCGGTCCGCAACACCAACGAATTCGATCGGCCTGCGCTCGTCGACCGTCTCAAAACCGCGATTGCGAACGGCACGCCCGAGAATGGCAGGCCCTTCCATCTGCCCGGAAATCTCACGCTCGGCGAGTACGACGGGGGCTCCTTCGGCATGCGAACTTGGAGGGTAGGCACGGCCGTGCCGCAGAACCTGCCTTCGCCGAGTACCAACAGCCTCACGATCGAGATCGCCAATCCGGAGACCCTGATCAAACTTCCCGTCGATCCACGCCTCGCCAAGCCGATGGTCGCCGGAAATAGCTCACGGGAGTTCCGGGCGGTGTTCCGTGTCCAGGAGGTGAGCGCGGAGCGCCGGGATAGCGACACCACGGCGGCGGCCAGTCTGACCGTGCAGATCGTCGGCATCCTTGTCATGCATCCCCGGGAGCCCAACCGCATCCTCTTGCAAGTCAGCGCCGGGACGGTGCAAGCCAGCCCAGCGACGGGCCGGAAGGACCAAGTGAGTCTCGCTGCTCGTCCAACGCGCGTTCCTATGGATCGGGATACGCTCTACCTCCTTCTTCAGAGGGAGGCTGGTGGAGAGCCGGACGACGACGCGCTCCGTTCGCACCTCCTCGGCCGCTGGGAGATCGAAAACACGAACGATCCGTACAATGGCGCAACCGAGCCGGCGTGGGGCCGCTTCTTCCCGAGGAACTATCGTCGCCCGACGGAAGCTGACATTACCCGCTTTCTCCCGTCTTTCAGGCGCTGGAACGAGTTACGCCGAGACGCACTACCCATGAAGGCAACCGTACTTTGGTTCCCGAATCCGTCCGGTAGCGCAATGCAGTTTGGAAAATCATCAAATTTTATGCCGATTATGGCTCATTTCGGTTTCGATAAAGATCAATTCATGAAGCTTTATTACGGCATGTACACACATCCCATGCGATACGAAGTGCCGGATGGGGGCGCGCCGTACTTCAAGGGAGGTGTGCTCGCGTTCTGGAGGGGAACCGTCAATACCGAAAACCACGACATGTACCTGTACGTGCCGGACCTGCCCGCGCCGCGCCTGACCGGTTCCGATCAGATCGAGTATCGGCTCTACATGGACGTGGACCTGCGGATCGTCGCACGGGAGCCGCGGCCAGGCCAGCCGCTGCGGCTGGCGCTCGCGGCAACCCCAACCGAACTGCGCTGGTGGAGCGGTCAGACAGCCGTCCAGAGACGGCGGCTGCTGGCGACAATTCCGGTCGAGCGTCCTGTCGGAGAAAGCGCGGCCCTTTCACCTCCCGCCATTCCTCCTGCCGGCCTGACCACCGCCCCGGCCACGGCCGCTCCGGCCTCCCCGGCCGCGCCGCCACCGGTACGGCCGACCGCCCCCTACGACGTCCTGGGGGTAAAGCTCGGGATGGATGTCGCGGAGGCTGAGGCAATCGTGCAATCAGCCATGGAGATCGAGCACCGGCTCACGCTCACCCCGCCTCCTGGCTCACCACCACTCGCCTTCGCCCATGCACAGGTCTTCGTATCGAAGGATTTGAAGCAATACGTGGCATTGGTGACTGAGCCCAGCCGATCCGGTGGGCGGGTGCTCGCAGTCGGCCGCTACCTCTTCGGTGGCATGGGGGCGTTCGACCTGCGTCAGCTGATGCAGGCACTTGATGACAAGTATGGCTCCCATCCTCTCACCATCGACAATCTCCGATATTGGGGAGGTTCACGAACGGGCGGGCGGACGGAACAGCATTGCTTCGTGGCGATCGGGGGCCTTTCAGCCGGCAAATGGACGGATGCGCAAGGCAGAGAGCCGGATTTCGGGGCTCTGACCTTGCCAGGCTCCGTCGCAAACTGGCGAGGCCCGGCATCAATGCCCTGGATGGGGCTTCGCTTAGCCGAGTTTCAGAAATTCGGCCTCTACCGAGATTGTGGCCCAGCAGTTGCGGCCTGGATACCAGAAATAAATGGCCGTGCTGGTGAAATGGCTATCTGGCTGGTCGACACTAAAGTATATATCGACGTTATTACGGGTCCGCTCGGTCCACAAGGAGGCCAGGAGGGGGTTAAATTTAAACTTTGA